ACCTTCGTATTGTTCACCCATGTTCATCTTTCTTAGTGCTAAGTCCAGCATGAACACATCACCATTGTTACCAATTGCCCATGTTGCTCTACCACTGTAATCTGACTGTTCTCCACTTGTTGTTGTGTAGTCTGTCGTTACATACAGATTGTACATGTGTATGTTCTTTATTACCATTTGCATGTCAATGAACTGGAAGCAGTCATCTGGTACTAGTCTATCTGCACCACTTGTTAATCGTAGCATCCTCTCCTGCATGAACAGCTTTGACTTCTTAGCTTTTCTTGCCCCTCTTATTAGCTTTACTATTGATGTTGCAGGGTGCATTGCTTCCCAACTACTATGTATTTGCTTTGCTGTTATTGTTTCATCTTCTGCGTCGAAGGTTCGTGCCATTGGGATCACACATTGTGTGAACGCCCCCTGAATCAGGGCTTTTGTATTCACATCTCCGTAGTGGAATGGTGTGAAACACAATACAACTCTCCCTTTACCCCCACCTTTTAATGCATTCACAGCATCGGCATGGATTACTTCATCTAGTGTTTCACTGATTACTTTTGAGTAAGCAGCCGCTGTGTTCAGGATTGCATCATCGAAGCACAGTAAGTCTGGTCTTCTCTCACCATATCTCGAACCCCTGATCCCTGTACTGTACCCTTGGTATCTTATCAGGAATGATCTATTTTTCCTTGGGCCTGTACCTTTTCTCACGAACTCTGTTTCTGTTTCAGTGAATCTCATCTCCTCGAAATACTCTTTCAAGTACACACTGTCCTCACACATCGCTCTTACAGCTAATGCGTTAACACGGGCTCCGCCTTTACTTGATGCAGCAATTAGTAGGTAGAAGTACACTTTCCCAATTCCATTATTTAGCTTTCCTTTCATCGCACTATACACGCTGAAGAACGATATTACTACTGTTGACTTAGCCATACCCCTGCTGGCCATAATCCCAATCCTTAGTGCATCGACCTCTAGTGTCTCACACACCTCGGGGCTGTATGGGAACTGGTGTTTGTCTGTTATGTACCCAAGGAGCAAGTCTGCCATGAAGTAGTGTGCTATCGGTGTGTTGAACTCAAAGTCCTCCCCTTGGATCAACCTCATCTGGCTGAAGAACTCGAACGCTTCATCGCTCGGTATGTATCCAGGGAACGTTGGATCGTAACTGTCTAGTGCTGCATCCAGGTCGAACTCAGCATTTTTCTTTAGCTCTTTTACTTCCTCTGCAACTTCTTCTTTTCTCTCTTTGCTGATAACTCCATTCATCACTTCGTCTACTGCAGCTTTTATCTCTTCTGTGCTGTATTGCTTACCATGCTCTTTGTGGGTTAATCCAAGTCTCATCTCTTTGTCGGTTGCTTCCTGGACTTCTTGGAACGTCAACTCCTCTATATCGGAGCGGATTATTGTTGCTTCTTCTTGGTTACTCATCTTCAGTCACCTCTGCTTGTACTACTACACCTAACCTCTGTACTGAGTCCAAACTCTTCCCTTGCTGGAATTGCAGTCTCATCAGCTTTGCATTCTCTGCTAGTTGGTCTGCTACTGTTTGTTGCATTTCCATTGACGCGTCACTCATACCAATCTTCAGTTCCATTGTATTATCTTCCGGCATCTTCACTGCATCATATGCTGCTATTGTTGCGTTCAGCTGCACTGTCGGACTTACGTGGTCATCTGGTTTAGCACCTATGCCATTACTTAAATCTACCATCTTCTTTAGTAATTGGTTACGCAGTGGAGCATGTGATATATGCACCCCAATCATCACCAACTTCTGTACTTCTATTACTGCTTTTGTGTTGGAGTACATACTAGCGAAGTTATCTACTGTTGCACCTCTTGCTTCTATCTCTACCGTCTTCTCTGGGAACACTACTCTGTAGGCCTTTGCACTTCCACCCATTACTTCTCGTAGTGTTACATACTTTATTGCATTCATCAACTTCTCTACGCTGATACCTGGACCAATCAAGTGTGCGTAGCTGCATATCTGCTCCTCGAACAGTCCTTGGTCCATCCCAGTATCCATCTCAACTCTATTGATCTTCTCCAGTATCTCGTCTGTTAGCTTAGCTCCACTGTTCTTTGGCATGAACGACTCTAATCTATCTCGTGTTAGCAGTTGTTTGTTTGTGTTCCTTGGCGCCCATTTACTGGCTAACTCCTCTTGGGTGAACTCACCTTGGATCTCAGTTGTTAGTCTACCCTCTAATTTACTTCCCATTAATCTTCTCCGTATTCGTCTGGTATGTCCAACATCTGTTTTATGTTGTCTGGTAGTCGGTACATAGCTTTTGCTGGATTGTTATGGGCTTCGTACCCTCCTGCTATGCAGTTAACTAGGTCACTATGTAGTACCTCTCGAACAAACCCTCTATACTGAGCATCATCTCTTAGTTTGTACTGTTCTAAGGGCTGTAACTTCAACTCGACGTCATATGGACGTTTACCATTGTGTCTTGCACCTATTAACCTATTGTATGGTATACAGTAGGCTTCTGGCCACTCATTATCTTCCTTATCTTTGAATATTGCTACCATCTACTGTATTCCTCTCTATCTGTTCTTTGTACCAATCTTTTTCTGCCTGTGTACTATTCTCACACAACGGCTGAACGTCACATATTTTGCACGTTACTTTACTACCTACTGCTATCTGCATTGGCAATCCATCTATTTCTTTGCAGTCACTATGTACTGTTGCTTGGTAATGTATCTTCATCTTACTATCTCACTTTCAGGTACTGGTAGGTGATCTAGTAACTCTTCCATCTCATCAAAGTTGGTATCTGTAAACTCTTCATCAGATATTACTAGTAACTCGTGTAACCTAATATATTGTTTGTACTTTTTATAATACTTATTCATTGAAGTACCTTTGTTGTTTTTCTTTAGTATACTATAGGTAATCTTAAGGAGGGTTGAAGTAGTGTTGTTTATTTTTGGCAGACAAGGAGAGATTCGAACTCTCGGTACCTTTCGATACGTTCTCTTAGCAAGGGAGTGCCTTAAGCATCTCGGCCACTTGTCTATATGGATGAAGATATAGGATTCGAACCTATGATCACTGGGACAAAACCAAATGCCTTTCCGCTTGGCTAATCTTCATTATGGTCGCAACTCCATGAATTGAACATGGGACACCTAGTTTTTCAGACTAGTGCTCTAACCGACTGAGCTAAGTTGCGTGGCAGTACTAACTGGATTCGAACCAGTGGCTCCCTCATTAACAGTGAGGTCCCTTACCGCTTGGGTATAGTACTAATGGTGCTAGATTACAGATTCGAACTGTAGGCCTTCTGATTACAAAACAGATGCTCTGCCAACTGAGCTAATCTAGCAATGGTCGGAATGGGAAGAATTGAACTTCCGATCTCCTGGTCCCAAACCAGGCGGTCTACCACTGACCTACATTCCGTGGAGGAAGGTGTGGGAATCGAACCCACGTAATCCAGATTCACATCCTGGCAATCTTTCCAATTTGAACTACCCTTCCTTTATAGCTGCGGTTTAGTTTTATGTCTCGACCGTAGTGAAACAGACATTAAAAAAGCCCCGCTTTTACACGAGGCTCTTCTTACAAGGAGGATTAACTTTTAATCGTTAAATTCATCACATGAGATAGCCTCAGCGCTAGGCTGATTAAACGTATTATGACTGTTAAATGTTATGTTCGTTAACTTTCTCATATTTTATTCCTTTGTTTATTGTTGACAGTATAGTACAAATATTCTTAATTTAACCTGAATTTGACTACAATAAGTTCTCAACCCACTGCTCATATCGGTATACGCAGTCACAACCAACCACATCATTGAATTTTGGCGTATACTTGTATCTTTCCAGTACAATGTACAGTGCTTCAAGCTTCTTTTCCCAGCCCCAAGTTGGTTCTCCACATTCACCAAGTTGTACTATCAACCCAGTCTCAGCCCATTCTGTGTTTAGTGCTTCGTATGTGTCTATCTGACTGTCAACTGCTAGTATCAGCATCGTACCTGTGAACTTACCATCTTTGTGTAGTGTATATGTTGCCATGCTCTTCTGTGTTGGTCCTGCGTTCCACTTTGGTTTATCTGGAGTTATGTCTTGTTTGTTGAACTTGGTTATCTCTGAGTCATTCCAAAATTCGTCACCAAGCCTATCCATGTAGTTTACCTAGTAACCAATTTACCAAGCTGGGCCGGGTTACATTTGCTTGAGATTTACCGACCTCCACTTTGATCCTTTTACGTCTGTGCATTGTTTGTTGCTTTGACTTTCTCATAACCCTTCTCTTGCTTCCAGTACCATCTGCATACATTCACGTAGTTCATCTGTTTCGTCTGTTGCTAAGTCAATACCCTTTTCATTCAACTTATTATCTACCAAGTCTACCAACTCGTCTACTATCTCTTCTATGTATATCATCTTACTTTGTCCTTTTTGTATTTGTCAAAGTATATCACATCTCTATTAACGTTGGCTTAATTGCCGGGTAATCTTTAGCCACGCACTCAGCTAGTTGGTGTTTCAGCTTATCCAAGTCCATACACCTTAGTTCTGAGTATCCACTGAACGCTTCATTCAGTTCCTTGCCTGGTTTTGGTTTGTGCTCTGCTGTTAGTTTTAGTAGCTCTGCCTCAACCTTATAGTTATTCATTGTCTGTTGCTCACTCACTATCTGCATTACTGGTATGTACCCCAAGTTGTCGTGTAGTTCACCAGCCACTTCTAACAGTCTGTGCCTTACTGTTCTGTTGGTAGTACCAATCTTTTTGTACACCGTATTACCAATTACTATGGTCAGTATGTACACCCAACCATTCTGTTTGATTCCTTGTTTCTTACGCTTTGCCACTACTTCACCTCAGTTATGTTCACTGATTGGTCCATACAGTACCCAACAGCTCCTTCAAGTGTAGAGAACTTCACTACTTCGTACGCAGCTCCGAATACTGTCCCACCTACACAACGTTGGTAGTGCTTCCACACTAACCACTCTCTGTACTGTGGGTAGTACACTTCACCTATTTGTTTAACTCTATTTTTCATAGTCTTCCCCAAATTCCGCAATCATATCACGTTTTGTACCTTTTAATTCTAGTCTGAACTCGTATGGATTTTCCATGTTGGTTCTACACTCAAGCCCAGCAGATCTGTACTTACTGAACAGGCGTTCTAGTACATAGTCGTCTGGTGGTCTCCTGCTACCACCAACGTTTGGTACCTCAATTGTGTGATACACAATCTCATCTAGCAGCGCATCAGCTTTCCGTTGTTCTACCCTTGCTTTTGGCCCAGCCCAATTGGTTCTCTGTACTTCTACTTTTCTATTTATTCCATAATAGTTCATCATATCTCCCCGAACTTACTATATAGTTCTTTTAGTTCTTGTTCCCTAATCTCATCTAGGTACTGCATCAACTGACTTATTTCGTAATCTGATATCACTGTATCTTTTATTGTTACTTCTTTTGGCCCGCTGTACTGGTCTGGTGTCACCTCAACATGCCACTTGAATTCAGATATTCCAGATATGTGGTTGTCGTATGTTACGTTACGCAGCTCGACTTTATCAATCTTATCTTGGATGTATTTTGCTTGTGTGTAGTCTTCTTTAGTCATTTCTCTTCTTTTACCATATCTAGCAACTTCTGTCTAGCCCACACTGCTGTCGGTGTGCTGTCTGCTGCTTTCTCAATCTTTTCTTTCTCATCTTCTGTTAACCTGATCATTATTGTTTTATCTCTGTTCATACTGATTCTGCTTCCTCTACCCATTCTGTATCTCCATAATTACTTATTCTCTCGTAGTGTGCTACTTCAACACCGTGTTCACTTGAATAACCAACAGCCACTCCCTCTTCATTATAATACGTCGTTGTTACTATTATTGGTATCAACTTACTTTCTCCAGTATATTTCCATACTGTTGTAGCATCTTGAATGGCATTCAGTCTATATTCCATTGGGTCCATTTCATGATAATTATACACATTAGTCCTTTATTCTTTTGTTACTGACAGTATACTCTCAGTATGCTTAATTGTTGCTTAATTAGTTTCCGTATATCAAGTTAGCATTTAGTCTATCCCATAAGTCACAGTGCTTATCTTCGTCTATCTCATCCCATTCAATGTCGAACTCATTTGTGTCATACTCATTACCGCCAGCAAGTAACTTCCGTTGAGTAGGTGTTAATTGTTCTCTAACTTTTCGCATAAACTCAGCAGCTTGTTCTACTTCTAGGTAATCCTCTTTTGTGAAGGATGTTTCGTTGTATTTACCTTTATTTATTACTCCTGTCATTATTCCATCTCCTTTGGTTTATTGTATAAGTTGCCTTGAATTATGATTTTCTTACTGTTCCTCCTTCTAGTTCCTGGTAGTATCTCGTCTTGGAATTCGTTTAACCCATCTACATAGGAATCGGCGTCTTCAACTATGTACTTCCACAATCTTTGTGTCATGTATTGGCTATTTTGTATATTCTTGTCTTTTCTTGGTAGGAACATGTACGGATTCAGCATGATCTTGTTTTTACCAAACTCGTGTATTACACCAACCTCTATTAGTTTCTTCTTTAGTTTGCTGCGTGTTGAGGGGTTCATGTCGGGGGTTGCATCTTTGAATGGTATTTGTAGGAGGTTGTGTTTTCCTACTATTGCTGTTGTTTCATGCATCTGTACCAATCTCAGTACTTCGGTATTGCTTAGCACTTTTAGTAATTTTACTAGTCCTGTATCATACATCTTTTGTCCTTGTGTTGGGAATCGATTATCTGAGACAGTAACATTAATGTCTTTGTACTGTATTGTACTAATGGTTGTAGCTATCTTCTCAATATTAGGGGCCTGTACTATTGTAGGTGTGGTCACTACACAGTCTTTGTTATATTTTGGATTAAGTGATACGATAAGAGCTACTTCAGTTAAGTTAATTATACCCTCATCTTCAATTGCATATAGCACGGCTTCGTCAAATGTTTTTACCCCTTCCTTTTTATGGTGTTTTATCCTAGTGTATAAATTAGTACTTTTACCTATATACACAGTAACCCCATTCAGTTTTAGGTAGTATATTCCAGAGATTGGTGTCCGTATGTTATCTGTCATACTACTCATTCTGCTTCCTTCAAGTGTGAGTATACCAATCTGCTTATTTCTTCTTGTACTAGTCTACTCTCTTTATCTATGCTATTTATGTAACTGTTTACAATTACTTGCTCATCATCTGTTAACTCTTTTCTTGGCTCAATTCTTGCCTTTTGTTTGGAGCTTACTATTGTGCCATGTTCTGCTAACCATTTTAGTACAGTACCAAGAGAGTCTGTCCAGAACGGGTTATCAAGTGTCCCTGTGTTGAACTTTTCTCCGTCAAATAGTAGGTCCAATATGTCAGGTCTATTATATGTTACTGCTATCTTCTTAGCCTCTCCAATTCTATTTATGCTAGCACCATACTTCTTAGCTGCTTCGGATTGAGTGATTTTGGTTTTACCATTAACCATGTATCTCCACGCACTTATTGCCAATTGACTTGCTGACTCGTGTCTTCTTACTTCTTTACTTTGTACCAATTGTTTTATATCCTCAAGTGTACTGTTATTTGCCATTGCCACAAACTTAATCGTATCAATCCCAAGCTCTTGAAGTATTAACCATCTGTGTCTGCCGTCTACTATTCTGTTTCTATATGTCACAACCGGTTCAATCTGACCTTGTTGATCTATGCTTAATTTTAGTGCTTCAAATTGATCATCTACCATCTTTGGTGTAGCAAGTGCTTCTGGATGGAGTGATAATTCGTTTACTGGTTTCCATTGTATGTTATTCATGCTGTTGTCCTTTTCTACGATAATTATACCTGAATTCGTGAATTATGTCAATAGCCAATAGCCAGTCCAGATTTATTATAGTTAACCAATCTCCCTAACAAGCTCCGCTACACTACTTATGCTGATACGCTCATTCATGATATTATCTAGTAACTTTAACAAATCCTGTTTAGGCATTCCACCTTGCAAATAAGCTCTCTTTAATTCTCCTAGTCTATTAGCACTACACTCAAATGCCTTTGCAATTTTAGCTTGGTGTTTGAATCCTTTTACCGCATAGTTATGAAATGCAGTAATAGTTCTGAAGTAACTGCGTCTATGTGTAGTTGCTATATTATATGAACTATACTGATCTAAGTGTGTATAATCTTGAAGGAGTCCTAACAATTTAGTATGAGCTATTCCTGGTAAACTCATTCGGCAATCTTCCTGGAATAATAGTCTGTTACCTCTATCTACATAGTACTCCTCTGATTCTACAATAGTGCCTTTAGGTAGTCTAATTTGAATAGTCAACTCATCTGTTGCTTTTTGTAATTGATTATACTCAGGTTTTAACAAGTTTATTAGTAACAACTCCAATACTAATGCGTTGGCTTTAGTGTCAATAACTACTTGAACTGCAGTATCGAAGTCTTTTGTTGAGCTGATATGAGATGAGATACGATTCCTCATACATGAGTTACTCTTTCCGACATAAACAATCTCTTCCTCTCTAAGTAAACAGTAAACACCATTTTGATTTGCTTTCATTTTAATCCTTTAATATTTTTTATATATGTAATATTAACACGATTCGGGTTAAATATAACTTAATTATGCACGTTGACACACGATTAGTGTATTTTACTGGTAATGCTTTCACGATTCGTGAATTCACTATTTCACTCTTCACGATTTCTCACTGTACCATTTCTTATATGCTCTATATATAACAGGATTTAACATTGGTAATTCAATAGTCAATCTATCGTGGAGCCTTTAGTTGTCGTGTTTTATGTGTAGCGGCTCTTCAACCTCCAACCGAGCAGGGAAGTTTGGTATTACCAAGTTCTCATAGGCACGTCCTTGACCCTCCGCTCAGCTGGTACTTTC